TATTTTCTTCTCGTGCTTCCTTAACTTTTTGTTTTAGTTCAGCAAGTTCTTTTCCTGCGTCACGAACAATTTCGGACATCTTATCGTCATAGACTTTATTGACGATATTGCCCATATTTAGAATGGGATCATTCATCTTCTTTTCCTTTCTTTTTAAATTTAACAGTTGAAAATTTTCCTTTACCCTTTGTGGCTAAAGTTATCTCAGTCATTCTTGCTGGTACAACAATTTTAGCATTACACTCGTTACAACAAGAATTTCTTTCACCTTTTTCATTAGTGATAGGTTCAATAGGTTCAGGATTATTGCCTTCGTACCAGTAAGCATCATTGCCATCATAGTCTTTCCCAAGATATGTTGGCTTAATTGATTCTTGGCAAATGCAACAAACCATGATTTTAGTTCTATCAATCACGCCACACTCCATTAGCTTCGTTGTAATTTTCTAAAAAGTCTCTCATTACTTCGGTTGATGAGGTATAGTATGAACCATTTTGGTATTCCACATTATCTGATATAAAATAGGCTAACCCATCGCCATCAATCTTTCCTTCATCGTATGCCTTAACAATAAACCAAGCGAGATCAATTCCTTCGAGGTCGCCCCATGGTTTATTTTGCGTTTCTGCTGTCATTTCTACCTCCCATTTTTGCAGATTTTTCTCGTGCTGCACGTATAGCACTTAACTCAATAAGATCAAGTGTACACTTGCCATTATGTATTACTTGTAGTCTACCAAAATCAGCAATAGCATCAGCAACTGTACAATACCAATATTCATTCTCCCCATCTGGAAAACAAATATGCCAATTATAATGATTAATAAACTTGTCCATCATTATGCTCCTTTCGTATTTATACCGACAAGATCGGCTCGGTTACTTACAACGATGTAATTAGACTTATGTAATGGTACAACAGTGTGTACTCTTTTCTTTGCCTCAGCCTCGCCACATGGTAAACAAGTACGATAACCAAGAATAAAACGAGCAGGTGGTATCAACTGCTCGTTACAAACTTTACAATATTTCATAATCTACCTTTCTACTTTTATTATTTATACTTAAAGTATAAAGGAGGATTTAAAGAGAAAATATAGCATTATTATGTTTTTTATCGTGGCACTCGAAGCGTAATGCATTATTCATCTCTTCTATCTCTACTGAATAAAAGTTTTGGTTGCGAAGATATGAGGACAATGATCTTATCCTAGCTTCAGCTTCTTCCCTTGTCTTATATGAACCAATATATGATGAACCAGACTGACCTTTTGTTTTCAGTCTGATTCGATAGTAACCTTTAGTTGTTAGAATCATTAACGTCCCCTTTCTTCAAAAAGCTTTTCAGCTAAATCACTAACAGCTTCATCGATAACACCATTAGCTTCTTTTATTCTATACTCTTCTAACTTGTTTTGAAAGTCACTTATAGTCATAGAATTAATCTCTGTTAAAATATCACCTATTGCGTGATCGTTTTGGTCACAACTCATTTTTTCTTCCTTTCTGCTTCTTGCCATATGGCTCCTGATAATACTCTTAGCGTAGCACCTCTACCGAACTTTGAATTAGCTTCAGACATTGCTTTTCTTAAACCAAGAGTAGATGCCATATCTTCTGCTATTCGTATTGCCATAACGCCTTCTAAGTCATTAATTATTTCTCCATCATCATCAGTTATAACTCCCTTACCTGTTAAGTCAGTATGATCGGTTTGATAGTTATAAATAAACTGATCTACATAATCTTTCGGTAGTCCTAAATCATAAAATGCTGATGGTCGAAATATGGTGTGAGCATCAAAAAATACTCCAGCATATTCTTTAATATCCATTTTGTTCAAACAGCTTAGTAATTCTTTTTCTTTCATTTGTATCCTGTTCATCTGTATATTCCTTTCTTAAATTAAGTACTGAGGTTAACTCCCATTGGTTATGGGAATAATGATTTTCATCGTGGTACTCGTAGAGTATGTTACCATCGATAATAAACTGCCTATCTGATAACTCACATATGCGTGCAGACTTAGTGTTCTCTATGCCAGCATGTGAAAGTAAATCTGATTTAGTTACTCTCCTCCAATCGTTCGATACAATAAACTCTAAAAGATTAGATGGATTATATGGGTCAGGAAAATTATTTTTCAAGTTTTTCCTCCACTGGTTCGCCATTTAGAAATATCCCATTTTCGTCAGGGTGTTTAAAGTCACTGTTGCGTGCTTCTGATACAGGTGAATATTCAACATAGCCCTCACCTTGTCGCCATACAACATAAAGTCTATCATACTTAATCCACCAAGAATAAGCTTTTTCGATAGGTTCATTTAGTTCCCATCTTGAATAGACTGTATAAGCAACTTCAAGTTCATCTGATTTTTTTGGTATGGTGGTAAAACCAAATTTGCTATTATATACTTTAGTTTCTGTCATTACTCTTCCTTTCTAACTAAATTATGGGGGAGTTTCGTTTAAAGTCTTGTAACTCCCACCCCGAAAAACCTCGACTGGCAACTTTTAAAGTCCGCAAGTGGACTCGACGTTACAGCTATGTGCTCCTCCATTGTTAGGCTGTCTTTCAACATTGCACTTAAAGGAACACACAACCGTTTCATCTTTACAAGAATAATAGTTAACACGAATCTTGATATAGATATTGTGTTATTATTATCTCTTTTATAATATAGTAAATTTTTATACAATAAAATAAGATTATTATCTTTTTTATGTATTACTCGTCTATCTTAATGCAGTCACCTAATGCTACATTATGATAGGGTGGTAATTCTTTAGCACGATAATAAATCAGTCTTATTTGACATTCTTTCCTCGTTTCAAACTTCCAATCAAACATATGAGTAAAACAGGCTTGTTTTGCTTCACCGTTTGCTATCCAAGCTGAACATATCACAGCCACTGCTTTGAACATATACTCTCCTTTATAACCATCTTGTATCTTCTTTAAGAATCTTATTGATCCTATGCTTTAAATACCTCAAACTCCATACGTTATACTGTCTTTTTTTACGTGCATATTCATCATTAAATATCCAGCTATTCGGATTAGTGTCTTTATTTGTAGAATATGGTTTGATTGAAAAACAAACTTCACATTTATAATATGGTGTAAAACAAGAATAAATATAATCTCCAATCGTTCGAGGAGGTAAGTCACACATTAAACATCGTGGTGCTTCAGCTAATCCCTCGATATGAGCAAAACAATCTAAATGGAAACCATAATTCACTGCATGAGTTATAGCTTGGTTTTTTGTCATTGCTCTTTCTTGAAGACGAGATGATCGAATATATGGTCTAGACTCTCTCTTATATTTCTTTTTATTCTTTTTAGGTTTAGCCCCATGATGCTTACCATCGTCAATTAAATGTTTTGCTCGATATTTTAACGGTGGTAGGCTAACAGCACGCATTGAAGGAAGAGATTCTATTTTAATTTCTTCCTTTCTTAACCCATGTATTTCAGCTAACTCATTTAATATGTCGTCTACTTTATCATGCCGAGTCATCCGAATCATCCCTTACTCCTGGTATGCATGCATCTAGCATTTCTTGAGCGTGTTCAGGAGAAGTTAATTTACATAACTTTTCAAATGCTTCTTTTTCTTGAATAAATCCTTCTTCATACTCATTACAAATATCATCCATTTTATCTTGCCATAATGCTTTTACTTTACCCATGTATTTCCTCCTTATAAGTTATAACATCAGCTTCAATTAAATCTTTTAAGTGTAGTTTTATTTCTTCACGACTTGTATCTGCATGATTAAATTTAAGAGTTATGGTAACTGTTTTACCCCACCTTTTATCAGGGTCAAGCCATACACGACGTTCTAACATTTCTTCTTTAGACATATACTTTCTCTCCTTTCTAGTTTTAAAGTTTAGTGTTTTGTTTCTGGTTCCATTTCGATTACGCCTTCGGTAATTAAATACTCTCGATAAAAATCGATAGTCTCTTCTGGAGTACCAAGGAACTCAACACCCTGTCCAATTAGTGATGCAGCAATTAAGTCTGCTTCTTTAGCATTTACATTATTTAGTGCTTTCCATATAACTAATGCCATCGTTATAGGTATCTTTATAGTAGTGTCTTCTGTCATAATTTTACGCCTTTTATTTTATTTTAAACTAAGACTAAAAAGAATAAAATAAGAAAATACTGGCTTTATATTGCTTGCTTTGTATATTCTGATTCAGACCCTCTAGTCCACCCTCGTACAGATTCAGCGTGTTCTATCACTTTCTCTGCATCTTTTGCTTCGCCCCAATTTGGACCAAGTTCTACATCAACCTTTATTGGTACTTTTAACTCAACACAAGATTCCATTATATCTTTTATCTTTAGTGCTTGTTCAGGAGACTCGATTGAAAAGTCTAATTCATCGTGTACTTGAACATGAGGTATGATTCCTTCTTCGTATAAAAGTTGCATTGCTTTTTTAGTCATATCTGCTGCACTACCTTGTATTAATCTATTCATAGCTTTATGTGTAAACGCCCTTTTAATAGCATTACCATATTCAGCGTAGGCAGTTTTATGATCCATAATTTTTCTTGTACCGAACTGCATTGGTTCCCATTTATCGAAACGACAACGTCTGCCAAGTAATGTTCTTATGTTACCTTGATCTCCAGCACGTCGTACTGCTCTTTCGCTTAACGCTTTTACGAAAGGAACTCGTTCATGGTAACGACCAAATAATTCTTTACCCTCGTCTAATGTAAGCCCTAAACTATCAGATAGCTTTTGAACACCCATAGAATAAAATAAACCAAGATTAATATTCTTAGCTTGTTTTCTTGGTATACCTGCCATATCTGCAACGACTTGATGGAAGTCTGCATCGCCTGAACGAAATGCATCGCCTGCATCTTTGGCTCCTCGAAGTTCCATCATCTCAGCGTAATGAACCACGAGTCTTGGCTCTTGTTGAGAATAATCAAAGGCACCCCACTCACATTTACTTTCTGGGATGAAGAGGGATCTGATTGCTGTTCCTATCTCAGGATCTCTTGCTGGTACTTGTTGTAAGTTTGGATTACTATAGCTAAAACGACCTGTAACAGTTCCACCATCATCGGAACGTAAAGGATGAAGTTCTGCGTGTATACGACCTGATTGTTGATTACTCATAAGCATACCGTCAATAAAGGTAGTTCTTGCTTTATTCATCTTCCTTGCTTTTACAATAAGTTGAGGAAACTCATGTTCATGTTCCTCGAGCCATATCTGTTGAAAAGAAGGCGATCCTTTTTCTGTAAAGTTGTACGGTAAGTTAAGTTTCTTAAATGCTTTTTCTATAGATGCATTAGCCCATATTTCTACCTCTGAACCTACAAGCTGTTTTATTTTATGTAGGGCTTCCATTTCTTTTGCATGAAACTTCTTAGACATTTCTTCGGCTCGTTCTAAATCAATACGAACCCCTCTCATTCTCATTTCGATAAGCAAAGGAGTAATGGAAGCTTCTAGATTAAATATAGACCAAAGATCTTGTTTAGATAATTCTGTTTTAAAATGTTTCCATAAACGTAAAGTCAATGCAGCATCTTGCTCTGCATATGGACCAACATACATAGGTGGTAGCTCAGAAAGCCCTGATTTTGAATCTACATTCCATGCTTCTGCAGCATCGTTTAATAATTCTTCGTTCTTACTTTCTTGTAAGTAATGCCTACCTAAAGCGTTTAACGAATAACTAAAACGATTCTCATCAATAAGTGGTGCAGCAACCATCGTATCAATTATACGACCTTTAGTTTCAATACCCTCTGCTTTTAACCACCCTATATCATAAGAAGCATTATGACATATCTTATCTGAGTTAGTTGATAACATTTCTTTTAGCCAACTAAAGACTAACTTTTCATCTAAGTTACCACCAGACCTATGTCGAACAGGAAAGTAACCTTGCCAACCCTCAGTAGCTAAAGCAATACCAACAATGTGACCATCCTTTCTCGCCCAACCTGAACCTTTTTCTTTTAAGTTCGGATCCCATGTTTCTAAGTCTATACATATTTCTTTAGCTTTTGATAAGTCAGGTAAAACTTCTGGTATCATCCAAGAACTGTCAGGTGTAAACAAAGGTTGCTGAAGAGGATTTTTATATTTTGGCATGTCTTTCTTCCCTTTCTCTAGGGAAGATTTTACCTTATTTACCATTCTTTTGTAAAGTCATTTCGGCTTCAACTAAGAGTAGATAACGCCTTAAGTCTCGTATATCGTCTATAAGCCCCTCTTCTCTATTATCCTCTTTTAAAGCTAAGAAAACATCGTAAGTATAATCTTCTGCTTGCTTTTCTATACGATCCCACTTTCTAGCTAACATCATAAAAGCACCGATACCCCCTCGCTTTTTCCAACTATCACCATAGTCTTGTTCAGCTAAGTGTAATCCCTCAACATCTTCTATTGCAGCATTATGAACTTGGTTAATTATACGACTATAGTCTTCGCCATGAAGTTCACTCTCTTCTTGTAGCTTTTCATACTCTTCATCGTTTATTTTTTCCCTTTTTGTCATAGCTTTGTTTTCTCCTTTCTAACCATTCTATGCATGCTTTTCTCCAATCAGGTGCTTGGATAGTAGAGGCTTGGGATATTGCATGATCGAACTCTTTGTTTTTATAGAAGTTCCAAGCCTCCACCATAGGTAAAGCAGTATGTGCAAATGTATTTGTATTTGCAAAGTGGTCAGGTGTTATCCACATACCACCCAACTGCTCGTTATTTTCTTTATCAACAATTAAATTAAAAAACCATTTTACATCTTGATCAAATTTAGAACCATCTTGTACTAAAGGTAATGGTTTTATTTCATTGTTATATTGACTTGGAGCTATACCTATTGGTAGTTTCTTTTCTAACCTTTCCCATATATTTATATACACATGAGCATTGTTACTTACTTGGTGATACCGACCTAATCGTAAACCAGACATTGAAGCAACGTATTCATGTAACATACTAAAATGTACAGCGTTTGCACCATAAGCACCCCAGATTAAATCGTTAGACCTACACATGACAGTCATATCAAGAACATCCTCAGTGCTCTTCGGTGTATGGAAAAATGGTCTAGCTTTAAAATAAATCTGTGTGTTACATGGTACGTCTTTACCATCATAATATAAATCTTTAATAGGATCCCACATAGAAAGAACAATACGTCTATCATATGGGTTTTCTTGTAACTTTCTTATTATAGCGTGTAGCTGATCATTAGCAAATTGGTTTCGCCAACGATAACCATACGCCCCATATAACGAGTGTCCATCATCAGAATATTCTTCCATACGTTTAACAAATCTTGCTAGAGGTTTTACATCTCTACGACCTGCTAACATCCAAAGTCCTTCTATAAAATGAAAGAAAGGATTACAATTCCTTTCTGCCATAAATAAAACTCTTTGATTAGGATATTTATAAGTCGAACAAACTGGATCAGGAAACATAAGTACATCGCCATTTCGACTTTTTACTTTTACTGTTTCGTTCTTTTCTCTTAGAGACATAAGAGCAATTTGAAAAACTTCTTCTACGTTATTACCTAAAAATGTTTTCATCTGTATAATCCCCTCGGTTTACCCTCGCCATTACGAACTCGTTCATATTTATCAAACTCGCATAAGCTATGTTCTATTTCTCGCATCTCCATTTTATGAGCAATTTCATAAGGAAGATAGTCGTATCTTAATTTATACAAGGCTTTCATCTCTGCATTCCAGTCGTGCTTTTTACTTTTATAATTTAAATCTCTTGCATGAATTCTATTTAATCCTCGCATGGCTCCTGGACCAGCATTAGCCCAATGAACAATGTCAAATGATTTATCTAAATAAAAAGTATACCTTAAATCACACACAACTTCATAAGCCATGAAATGTCCTAGATATGGAAACTGTTGTAAAAGAAGATGAGCCCTCTTTAACGTATTTGTTTCGTGAAGTAATTCTACCATAGTACGGTCTCGTTTTTTCCATACTTTTTCTATACACCAAATAACACCATCGACTTTATCCATACCATCTGGTGTTTTGATTATATAACCTCCAGTAACATATTTATCTTGCTTTTTTATTTCTTCTCTAGCAAGTTCAGGATCCCAATCTATATGAAGATTATGTTTTAGTAATGTTTCTCCAGTTTGAATTAAGTTAAACCATCTAAAAATTATTGTAGCCATAAATACTTCTTCTCTATTATGAAGAGGCTTTCTCATATTTTCACGAAACCAAACTGTTGTCTTATCGTTTTCACGAAAAGGATTAGTAAAACGATAAGTATCTAATATTATATCTGTTGTCCATGGACGAGGAAGACCTTGTTCTTTTTTCTTAAAGATTTCATGTCGTTCCTCTATCCACCAAAAGAAGCGTCTTTCAGGTGTCATTTTTATTACCAATCATAAGGTTGATCTCGTTCCTCCTCCAAATCAATATCTTCACCTGGATCAGGATCTTTAAAAAACACAACAATACAGTCGATATCATGATCCTTCTTTAATTTTTCAAACTGTTTACCTGAGTACGATTCTATATACCCCCAGTTTGTATGACCAAGCATTTGTCCACATACATTATCTAGATCATCGCTTTTATATTTTGCCATTATACTTCCTTTCTTAATATCCAAGCACAGTTGTTTGCTGTCTCAGGATAAGCTGTTGCTAATATAACTCTAGCCCAATGCTTATCAAACCTAGCTTCTATATCGTCAATCACGTTTTGTGACCATCTCATATTAGCACGATGGTTTTTCTTAAAGTTATTCATCTGAGTAAACACACCTTTCACATCTTTTATTGTGAAGTAACGACTTAACAACTCTTTTAATTCTTCAAACCCCCACTCGTAAAAGTGGTCTTTAGGTAATTTATCATTAGAGCCATCATGGTTAGGTGTTGATATATAAGCTACTGCACCCATTCGCATCTTTTGATATGCACTACGCAACCAATAATCTATTGCATCTGGTTTCATATGTTCAATAACTTCTGTAGACCAAAACACATCTATGGTTTCGTTAGGAACATCAAACTCTGGATTAGTAGTTAAATCTTGGATATCAATACGACTAAAAGGATTATTACCTGTCATCGTTTTAAACCATTGATGTTTTACTACAGACTCACTATCGTTTACCCACCAGTCATCTAAGCAAGCTGGATCAATATCAACTCCTACATACTGCTTAATTATCTTTTCTTTTTTAGAAACAAAAGCTTTATATAAGTATCGAAGAACCCATAATTCTCCACACCCAGCTTCTAAACACTCGACTGGTCTACCAAGACGTTTTGCTTCATCCATAATTATCTGTCCTATCTTACAGAACCGACTTATATGAGCAAGTTCGTCTGGTCTCCAGTTAGCCATAACTCCTGCACCTGCAATGTCCATTCTAGTATTCTTAGAATTGTTTTCATTTTGTGCTAACTTTTTTCTAATAGATGCCATACTTTCTCCTATTCTACTCGCCAGATTCTTATTCCAACTACATCGTCTTTTTCCCACATACGCTGTGTAAAACGAACACCTTCGTTTCTTTTTTGATATGATTGTCTGGCTTGGCTTAGACGATTAGCCATACGTTTTAAATCGTCACCCTCTTCTAAAGGTAAGAAAAAAGACTGACCTACTTCTAAATCTGATAGTGGGTATTTTCTTTCGACAGCCCTACGATCAGATCCTGGAGGTACAGGAATATCATCTTCTATTTCTATACCTAACTTCACGGTTGGTTGTTTTAGTTCTTCTGACATAAATTCATCCTTTCTTTAAATAAAAATTTACTATATTAAGATATACGTTTTTTTAAAATCAATAAAGTTATTTTTTATCATACCATAAAATATTTATTGGTTGTCGGTTGTATAATATGAAGCTTTTGTTTTGCTCTTGTCAACCCTACATAAAATACACGAGTATCATCGTCAGGTTCTTTTTCATACGCTTTCCAAGTTCTATGAGGTATGTCTGTAAAAAGAATTACATTATCAGCTTCTCCTCCTTTAGCTGAGTGTATAGTTGATAAAGTTATTCTAGGCTTTTTAGTTATCTTTTCACCTTTTCGTAGCATGGCTAAAATATAACTTCTTTCATGTGGGCTTAACGCTGTAAACATATCATGCCATATTTTTGCTTCAGGTAGTTCTGCTTTTACTGTTACTTCTTTTAGAGTTAACTTTAACGATGGCTCTAAATCATCAAATACTTTTCGTTTAGCCCCCTTTATATACTGAACAATATCACTAGCTTGATCAGGGAAAACAAACTCACCCTTTCTTAACTTCTCCCAGTTTTTTACTGCATCAACTTTTTTCTGTGATATAGAAGGATTATTCTTTCTATCGAAGTAAACACCTAATCCTCTACAATGTGCTTCAACTTCATTTAAAAAATAATTAGAACGTGATAGAATTAACCATTCGCCAGAGGTTATATCAACATGCTCGAAATGTGTTTCGGTAACGACATCACCCAAGTCCTCCCTTGGTTGCCAAATTTTATCTGTTCTTGTCTTAACACGCCTTATTACTTGGTTAGCGATATCGAAAATCCTTTTAGGAATTCTATAACTCTTTTCCAAGACACGAGCCCCTTGGGATATATCAATAAGAAAATTTACATCTGCCCCTGCCCATCTAAAGATAGCTTGGTCATCGTCACCAGCAATATAGACTCTCTTAGAATTCTTTGCGAGGACTCTTATTAACTGCCATTGTAAAGGACTTAAATCTTGAGCTTCGTCTACAAACATAACATCTAGTTTTGGAGATAGTTGTTTTGTTACACATAAGTCTAGCATATCTGTAAAATCATATAGACCACGAGCCTTTTTAAATTTCTGTAGCCCTAAGGAAAACCTTTCTAACATATGCCAATCAATATCTTCATCGTAGTGGTTTTGCCATTCTTGTCGTAATCCTACACACCGAAGACGTGATAGTCCTTCAACAAATTTTAGTTTATCATCTTTCGATAACATAGAAATAGCACCCTCTTCAAGTGTCATCTCACCTGTTAATCGCATTCCCATTATATCGTTAAACTCTCTATAGTTAGAACGTCCCATAACAGATTCTCTCGATAAGCCTAACATACGATAGCATAAGGAATGAAGTGTTCTAAAATTAGGTATGTCTTTTCCTGCAAGTCCGAAACGTGACATTGTTCTTTCTTTACCCTCTTCTGAGGCTTTTTTAGTAAAAGCAAAATATCCTATTCTATCAGGGGGCGTTCCTTTTTCCATTTCCATTTCGATAAGGTTTAAGATAGTCGTTGTCTTACCTGTTCCTGGTGGACCAAGTATAATAGACCATGAACTTGTATCCTCGCTCAAAATGGATCCCCTTTCATATCTGGTATTTCATAACCCTCTTGTTGACTGCCAAACTCAGGGACATACCAAACTGTTACGCCTTTACCTTTTATATGAAAGAAATGATCCCCACCCCCTAAATCTCTCAAGCGTGCAGCAATGTGGTTTCTTCCATAGTCTCGAAACTGTTGTCGATTAAAATAGTCTATCAGATCTTTTAATCGAAAGTAAGTCTTTCCTTCTTCTGTCCAAGACTTTCCTAATAATATTTCATCCTTTGATAAAGCTTGGGCTCGTTCTGTACAAAACGATTCGAGTAATTCTTTAAACTGCCCTTGTAAAGATACATCTGCTGGAACTTCTATTATAGAAACACTATCAAGTAATTGTTGAACGACTGTCCTCCAGTTTTGTTGTCGCATAGTTAAAGGCATAAAGTTTAATTCATCCATACATCTTCTTTGAAACTTAGTTTGGTTTTGGAGTTCATCTGTAGTTAGTTCTATTCGATGTCCTTCAACATCTAAAAACCATATTGGTGGTGTAGAATCTTGTTTTTGTAGGTTACTAAACTGTGGTAAGCCACCAGATGACCCTACACCATATTCACAGGTTCTACAAACTGCTGCATTACAATGTGAAGCGATAGGTTGATCATTACATTTGTATTGGTAGTCTTTATTATTTAATGCTTTTATTACTGTTAAAACTTCTGATGCACCGAGTGGTGGCTTCATATATTCAAAGTTCTTTTGTTCAACCCTCTTTTCCCAGTCGTCTGCAAACTTCTTTCGAAGAAACACACCAATATTAAATAGCCCATTGTTTCGTGTGCCTTGTGGAAACCCCATAGTACATAATACTTTTATACAAGGTGGACAGCCATCTAAATCTTCATCATTAAGTTCTTGAGATTTTATTTTTAAACTTTCAAGTTCTGCTTTACTTATAGCTTGACTCTTTGCATAAGTAATAAATTCTTCTAAATCTGTTATGGCTTCACCTTGTTTATTATGAGCGTATCTAGTCGTTCGACTGCCCCCATAATAAGGCATATTTAATACACTACCTCTATCGCCTTTTTCTAAAAGTAATTTAGTTTGTTTAGGAAATATCTCAGCTGTTGCATAGCCAAGCACGGAGGCTATTTCTTTTAATTTATTTTGTACGATTGCACAGCTTACTCGTTCTTTTAAGAAAAAATAAATGTGTGCACCACCTGACTTTGATCTTGCGATAACTACAGGTAGTTCATTTGTTTGTATAAGTCGAGTTACAAGTTCCCCATGATTAAGTGGGTATTGATCAATATCTATTGCACCCCAAGTACAAGTATTATCTTCTTGTATTGGTATAATACCTAATGAATTTTTTCCTGCGAGATGCTCTTTCCATAATTCATATAAACGGTCTTCGTCTATATCTTCTGATATAATTCTATATCTACCTTTTTCTTTTCCAACTCCGTTACCCTCTTCTGGTGAGTAACTACCATATGCCTTTTTTAATCCAGCAAATAAATCAGCAAATTCTTCTTCTATCTTTTTTGTCATTCTACCTTTATATCCTCCTGATAAAGAAAGGGGGCAAAAGCCCCCTGACCTTAGAACGGTACTTCGTCTGTATCTTTAGAGTTAGCAGAGTCCTCGTTAGAATCTTCTTGCTTAACTTTTACTTCACCAGCACGTACACTTTTTAGAAAACTACTCGCTTCCATTAAAAAGTTTTGGTCTTTTACAGCTTTATCTAAACCTATAGACCAACCATACCAACTGCCTAAATCATTAGACTCTGACATAGTTTTAGCTAAGTAACGAAACATGAACATTGGGGCTTCAACTAAATCACCCTTACTATTTTTTACACGTCTCTGTTTCATCTGACTTAACCATTTTCTAGCCTTACCAAGCTGTGTAGATGACATACTAATAACTGCTTGTTGCCACTCAGTTTCTTCTTCATTAGTTACCATCACATAGAACTGTGCTGTTTCGTCAATGTAATTACCGTTTTCTAAAACGAATTTATTTTTTTCGTTTCGTGTACATTGATTAAGTATAGTCCTTTCATGGTCAGCATTTACTAACCCACCACCAGACTCTCTTGGCTTCCATTCGATGTACTTCTTTTGGTAGTAAACTGGAACAACATATATTCCTGACTCGCCCCCAGTAATTTGGTTACTAACAGTATTTATGATATCGCCCTCTTCAGCACCTTTTACATATTTACCATCAGCTTTTTTAGTCTGTGGACTACCAGATTGTATAATACGGATAAAAGGAATAGCAAAATCTTCTGATGTTGTATCCTCTAACCCTGTTCCATTTAATAAAAGATCATCATTAATAGTAACAATAGATGTATCTTCTTTTGTTGCAACTGCTTTTTCAGCCATAATACCCTCCTTATTTAGTTATTTTAGTTAAGAATCCACTGTAAAGACCAAATAGTTGCATAGGAATATCTGTTCCTTTTTCCATCTGTTCTTTAGCAAATGAATTTAAAGTTGCATGGTGAACTGATTCTTTAGTCGTATAAGACTGTCCTAAATCGTCAAGCTTATCTTTTAGTTCGACATATTTATTATCGCCTTTATTAAACTTACAGTTCACTTCTCTTTTAATAATGTCACCAAAACCATTATCTTCTAACCAAGCGTGTGCTTCTTTTGATCGGTCTTTAGATATGTGAGCCCTAACGAAAGGCTCAACCTTAATCTTAGTGCCATTATCTAACTCAAAACTCGATAACCCAACTTCTGCTAAAAAGTCAGGGATCTCTTGTTCGGAGATTTGTCTTATCCTATCTTTAAACGCTTTAATAGAATCTTCTAATTCTTTTACTTCGTTTTGTTTATGGATAAGTTCGTTTGCCAATCTGCTTAACCTGTTTAACTCATCAGGTGTCGCCTTGACATTAACGGTATTTAATGCCTCACCACTGAGGATATCGTCAAGATTGTTCATCATACTCTCCAAAGTATTTAAGGTTGATATTGATGGGTAGATATAAAGCTTCTTGTCTATCCCACTTTAACATTTTAAACTTTCCACCATTAATGTTTGATGCGATACTACAAGCTATACCGATTGCAGCAGGATCTCCCATTAACAGTAAATAGTCATCGTCTGAAAAACCATTTAAGCCTTCTCTCAATCGTGAAACGGTTGGGGCAGAACTTAAAACGATTTGTCTATTAGGTGGTAGTAAAACTTTTATTTCACCAAATCTTCTAGCACCAGAGATATTCTTAGTACCAAAATCTTGCACTACATAAACTGTAGGTTGTTTTTTATCCATTCTACTTTCTCCTAACTAAATTAGTTTATACCTTATTTATATATTAATAAACTATTATTTTATGCAACATTGTCATTCTAAATCGTTTTTAGTGTTACAAGTTTTAAAAGTCTCGTCATAATCTCATAATCTCATAATAGTATACTTAACTCTTTGTTTTAATTATATAACAATGGTATGACTTTTATTTTTAAGTTATCATAGATAAAGGGTCGTGAAGCACTTTTTATCATAAATTTCTTATATACTGTTCTAATATTATATAGTAGACTTTAGTTCTCCTTAATTGAATTGTAGATTTGGGATTAGGTGGACTAACTCTAGCATGATTTGCTCTGCTAGAGTTATCCGAAAGAAAGTAGAAGGATATATATTGGAATTTAGGTTTAAAACAAAACCCTATAAACATCAACTCGATGCATTAAAAACATCTTGCGAAAAAGACGAGTATGCATTGTTAATGGATATGGGAACTGGAAAATCGAAAGTATTAATAGATACTATTGCTTATCTATATGATGCTGGTGAAATTAATTCAGCTTTTATACTTGCCCCTAAAGGTGTTTACAAAAACTGGGTAGGACAAGAAATACCTACGCATTTGCCAGATCACATTGAATATAAGATAGCTTATTGGAGTTCTCCTCTCACAGAAAAAATTAAAAAAGAAATAGAAGCAATATGGGTAGGCACTTTTGACTTACAAATATTTGTAATGAATATTGAAGCTTTATCGACTAAAAAAGGCTTAGATATAGCCAAGCGATTTATCTTTAATCATAAAAATGGATTACATAACGAAGGAACATTGTTAGCGATAGACGAATCAACCGTAATAAAAAACCACAGAGCATTAAGAACTAAGAACGCTATTCAGTTAGGTAAGATGGCAAAGTATAAAAGAATACTGACAGGTTCACCAATAACTAAATCACCTTTAGACCTCTACTCACAGTTTGCTTTTCTTAGTGAAGAATTACTAGGCTTTCGATCTTATTATTCTTTTTGCAGTCGCTTTGCAGATATGATAAGAAGATCAGCAGGCTCTCATCAGTATAATCATATTATTGGTTTTCGTAATTTAGATGAGTTAACGACCTCAATAAAACCCCACTCATACAGAATTACAAAGGAGCAGTGTTTGGATTTACCACAAAAGACTTATATAAAAAGAACAATAGAGTTAACTCCAGAACAAAAGAAAATTTATCAAGATATGAAAAAGAACGCAGTATCTTTACTTGACGATATGGAACAAGTTACTGCTAATGCAGTTATAACACAAATATTAAGACTACATCAGATAAGTTGTGGTTTTGTAGGAACAGATTCTGGATCGATAGTTGAATTAAAAAGTAATCGACTTACTGAACTTTTAGAAATATTAGAGGAAGTAAATGGAAAAGCTATTATATGGGCTAACTATAGACATAATATAAAAGCATTAGAATCTATATTAAAAGAAAAGTATGGGGAAGAAGCAGTAGAAAGTTACTATGGGGATACTCCTGGAGAAAAAAGACAAGAAATAGTAGAAAGATTCCAAAAAGATAAAACTTTAAGATTTTTTATAGGACAGCCAAGAACTGGAGGTTATGGTCTTACACTGACTGCTGCTAATACAGTAATTTATTATAGTAATTCCTATGATCTTGAAGTAAGGTTACAATCAGAAGATAGAGTGCATAGAATAAGTCAGACTTCTAAAGTTACTTACATAGACTTAGTTGCAGAAAAAACTGTCGATGAAGTAATTGTAAAAGCCTTAAGACAAAAAATTAATCTTGCGACTCAGGTATTAGGAGAAGATTGGAAAAAATGGCTAATTTAATTCATGAGTTTAAAGAACTACGAGAAAAGAAACATATGTCACAAAGGCAAGTTTCTAGTAACACAGGTGTAAGCGAAATAACTGTATGGACTTGGGAGGCTGGTAAAAGACAGCCTACCGTAGAAAATTTTGAAAAAGTATTAAATAACATGGGATATAAACTTAGTATCGAACCTTTAGAAAGAGTAGGCTAGTATGAACATAGAAAAATTAAGAGAAGAATTAAAACTAGACGAAGGTGTAAAATACGAAGTCTATTTAGATCACTTAGGTTTACCCACGTGTGGTATTGGACATTTAATAAAAGAAGATGAACCTGAACATGGATTAGAAGTAGGCACTAAAATAGGTGAAGAAAGAGTAAATGAACTTTTTGATAAAGATATAAGAATAACTTTAGATGAGTGTGCTTTACTATATGAAGATTTTCGTGATCTTCCAGAAGAGGTACAACACATTATTGCAAATATGTTATTTAATATTGGCAGACCTCGTCTCTCTCGATTTCATAAAATGAAGCAAGCAGTTGATAATCGTGACTGGAAAGAGGCTGCAAATCAGATGATCGATTCAAAATGGTATAAACAAGTACCAAATAGGGCAAATCGCCTAGTAAATAGGATGAAAGCTATTTAAAGGCGTTTACTTTAGTATATAAAGCTGAAGATATTTTTAGGTATAATTATACCAGACGTACCCTTTGCACCCCCTATACGACGCTTATATAAAGACTTTTTTTTGAGCTTAGTGTTTATTTTGTTAATTTTTTATATTTTTCAAAAGATCTTAATCCACCGAGTCCCAACATGCCAAGTAAAACTGTCATAAGTGATTCCATATCAAAAGTAGGCAGTTCTGGAAGTTCTACACCAAAGTAAGCTGAGAAAAATATTATAAAAGGTGCAAGTACAAAGTGCCATGCTAGGGCAACTCCACAAGTCCACCCCACAAAAGGTCGCCATCCTGCAACAAAAATATTTCGATGAGAAGCTTCTGCTTTATTTATTTCGAGTTGACCCTTTGCTAATTCTTGAGCATGACGTTCAGCCATTGTTGCAATCTCATGAGCAAGTTTATTTTTAGTATCTTTGTCTTCGATAAACTTACCAAGTAATTTTGTAGCAGGTCCAATCAATGCTTGTAACATATTACCCTCGCTTTTTTGCTTTCCTTAATTTTTTAAAGTCTGCTCCTGTAATTTTATTTCTTGGTGGTGCCAGACTTGCTATCTTCATCTGCTTTCCTGTTAGCTTTTTCTTTTTTCGTTTTCCAGTGGTACTCATCTGTATCTCCTAATCTAGTGTTGTTACCATTTTCTACTTGATACTCTATTGTGCTTACTTTAAAATCTGGTGTAAAGGGTTTTTCTGGTGTTAAAGAATTATCATATATTCTCATTCTATTATTTGGATATAAACAATATTGACCATTGTTTAACTGTATTAAGTTAAAAGACTTATGTTCGTCTGGTTGTTCACTTGTACTATAATCAACAGTATCAGCACTACCATGATAATTATCTAAAGTACATACATAGATACCTTGTAATGTACCAAAGTCACGAGTGTATATTTCAAAGTCCATTGAACCTATAAACTGTTTTTCTATAGCAGTAACATTATAATCCATGCAATTCCAAAACTGGAGATTTGGAAGATCAAGATCAGGATCTGGTGTCTTAGGTTCTCGCAAGAATGCAGATATAGGTAACTTATCATACAAAGCACCATACTCAGGAAGAAAGGACTCAAAATAAAATGCTCTTCCAGGAATAGATTTGGCTGAAATCCAAACACCTTTTACAAACTCCCCATACCCTGATTCATGATCCATCAAATATTCTTTTCTTATCCATACGTGTTGAGCTGGAAGATTACAAATTAAAGTACTCATTATACAGATGTCTTTTTATGTGCTTTTCTTATTTGTTCTTTACCTTTTTTAAATATACTGGCTACCCTTGTTTTCTTCATTACCTTTGCTCTTTGTTCTCCAACCGTAAGTATTTGTATTTTTCTTGCATACGGTTTATTAATTTTTTTAACCTTTGCAACCGTTGCTCTAGCGTCTGCCTCTGTAGCAAACTTGATACTAACCGTATCTCTAGGATTTTCATCCGTATATAAGCGTCTGCCAGAACCTTTTGGCTTTTTTCCTGTTCCAACTTTTGGATCTTTTTTCTTTTTATTTGTCATAGTGTATAACCTTAAGTGTCTAAATAAGTCTTGCACTTTTATTTCAATATACTCTCATCTTTTCATTTACTTTAACTAATTTACAATAACAACGATAGTCTTTTTGTTCTTCTCCTATGACTATAGTTTGATCGTTTAAATACTTTTTAAAATAAGCACAATTATTTACACTAGAAAAATGTAACATTCCTGCTGGTTCACCTGCTAGATAACATAATAATACAAAAGCTGGTTTCATTTACCGTTCCTATTCATTATGGCTGATGCACCCATGTATGCAGCAACAATGCCACCACCAGTGATATAAAAAAGATTGCTAATATCGGCAAGTGCTTTAACTCTTTCGAGATCGACAAAAAACATAGCAAGAGTAAAACTACCCATAGCAACCAAACTTGCAGTAGCCATACGCCTTTGAGCCCTTTGCTTCCTAAGATCATGTTCTAGCTTTTTTATTTCTGCGACATGAGAAAGTTCTTCGTCTGATACAATACCATCACCGTCTTCATCGTACTCAGCATAAATAGATTGTTTCTGTAGTTTCTTTTGTGTCATCCTATTGTAAACCCTAAGATAAACGCAAGAGACCAAATACCTAATGTTAAATATATAAAACTATTATCGTTCATCATCGACTCTCCTTATATAACCAAGCAAGAAAAACAATAAAACCAATCACACTACAAAATAAAAAAGTCCAACCAATATATTCCCATATTTTTCTTACAAATTCTTGTCTTTCATAAATTTCTTGTTTTCTACGTTTTCTGATTTCAGCTTCCATGTGTAATATTTCATTCCATGAATTAGCACCATAATGAAAGTTTATAAATGATTTTAATTCTTGTCGCTGTGCTTCTAGTTTCTTTTTTGCAGTAAATGCTTCGATAGCACTTGCTTCTATTTCTTTACCTTTAAATAGCTTACGAAGGGGTGATGCATTTTTTGCAGTTTTTTCTGCGTTATCTATATCAGATACTGCTCCCATCCAGCGACTTAGATCTTTCCCCATAGATTCTATTTCTCTACCTACTGCGAAACCATTTTTAATTGCTGTAAATGCCTTAGAGGCTGCTGTGATTGCTAGTCCAATACTTGCTGGATCCATTTATCTACTATTCGCTTCTATACCATTTAACACTTCTCGTGCAGAAGTAGGTTTAGGTACATCAAATTCTGATTCATTTCTTCCTGCTCTTGTATCCACATCAAAAAATATAAAGTCTGTCTTTTGATCAAAAATTATTCTTCCTAATGTTTGTATTGCTGCTGAATGAGTAGGCGATAGTTTTGAAGCTTTTGCCATCGCTGCAAGTTTATCAGGATCTATTAGTCCTTGTACCATGGCGTCTTGTCTTTGTCGACCTGTTAGCTTGTTAACAAATGTTAAAATTCTTCCTGGACGAGTAAACACACCAACAACACTTCTTGCAAAAGTTTCTATTAAATTAGTTTGCTCTTTTGCTCTTTGAGGACTAACGTCTGTTAGTGCTGGTTTTAATGCTGTTAGTGTTGTTTCTAAATTTTTTACATACTGACTTCCAAATGTAGCAATAAGTTTATCTCTATTTTGTCGTACATAAGGTTGTAATAATTCTATATTAGGGATAGATATATTACCTCTTTGTATTACACGCTGTTGAGCTGGATCAAACATATCTTTATAAATTAATGCTTTAAAAGTTTTTAATAAACTTGCATTTCCTTTTATATATGGAAAAGCTTTTAAAAAAGGTGATATCTCATCTGGTTGCCAAATTGTTTTAAATAACTGTTCTGGTTTATCTAATGTTCCTCCAGCTAATCTTAATTCTTTTTCTATAGCTTTTTTTGCAACATTTTTCTCTGTTTGAATTTTTATTAATTCATTTGCAAAGTTTTCTACAGATCCAGAGTTTAAGACCCTCTTTTGTTCTGTAGTTAAGTATTCATCGAATACTGTTTTATAATTTTGTAAAAAGTTTTTGTGAGCTTGTTGGTTTATAGTGGTAATTTCACCATCTCTATTTCTTTTTACTACGGTATCGAGCCATTCTTTACGAATTCGATCACCAATAAATTCAACCACATCTGCATTTTCTGGTCTATCTTTTAATTCATTTGCAACTTCTAATACTGCTGTTTTACCTTTTTTATCTGGTTTAAATAAAACACTAAAAACAGCTTCAGGGTTATCAGATTTTCTTATTTTAGCGATAGCAGAAACTTTTGCGTTTCTATACTTCGATGCAAAATCAGCAAAATTATCATCTAGTTCTTTTAGTTTTAAAGCAATATCTTCTGGAGCCCCTTTACGATTTAATATTCTTGCACGAGCATCTTCTAAAGATTTTACTAACTTACTTAAAGTTTCTGGATAAGGAGAATCTACTCCTGATTTTGCTTTTACATAAGCACTTCTTTCTAATCGTCTTAAGTCTCTTAAGTTTTCATTTAATGTTCTTAACGATATAGTTTTTACACCTATCGCTCCACCTTTTTCACTGGTAACAAAAGAATTATAAATTGTGTCTATTAAATCTTTTTCTGCTTTATTTACAAAAGGTCTATCTTTAAATGTGTTTCTTAATTTTACAACTTCTTGAGCTAACTCAGATGGTTTTATTGCACCTGTACCTTGAACTACAGAATCTAAACTTACACCTGTTTTTGCTGACCATTCTTTATATAAGTTTTCATATCCCTCGTCAAATTGTTTTGCTATAATTTCATATGAGTTATCAAACGAACTTTTAACAGCCTCACCGATTTTAGTGCCATCAGCCATACCTTTTGGTAAGTTTACTAGTTCATTTATACTAGTGTCAAGATCAGCTAATTTAGAATTAATATTATTGTTTAATGTTGCCATATTAGCTTCAAAAGTTTTTGAGGCTTCTTTTTGAACTTTTTCTCCAAATTCTAATAATGTGTTTTCGCTTATACCTTTATTAGTATCAATACCTCGTCCCATTTGCTTTTCTAATAAAGTTTTTGCTGCTAATTGATTCGTAAAACTTGGCTCTAAAATTGCTGAACCTGTTTCTAAATTAGGTGCTGTAGCAATATTTGCTTCTTCTTTAGCTAATTTTCCTGCAAGGCTTGCCATTTGAGTTTTTTCAAAAAGGTTTAAACTTGGATCATCTATTGCTGCTTTTGTTATTTGAGCAGAAGTAGGCACTATTTCTGTTTGATCTGCAAGTTTTGCAGAAGGACTTTTTATGTAACTTTCGTATGCTTTTAAAAAACTTTCTTCATCTAAATCAAAACGTAACCCTTTTGGTGCTAATCCTAAAACAGATAATATAGGCTTTCCAATTTTATATAAAAGTAAACCCCCTGCACCTCCTAATGCACTCCATGTTGTAGTATTTAAAGCTGTTTTAAAAAGATCATCATCTGTTACATCAGGTGATACAGCTCCCATTGATCTTGCAGTTTTAAGTCTTATAAGCTCTGCTACAAACGCAGAGGATGCAGCATAACTTAAATTTCCAATACCAGTTCTTCCTGCTGGTGCAAATCTTGCTGCTAAAATAGATCCTGCAATTTCTGATGCAATAGTTGGTACATCTCCTGAAAGATCTGATATATCTCCTGAAAGATCTGATAAAACGCCTACTTTATCAATAACATTATATTTACCTTGTTCTTCAGGATCTTTATATTCTAACCGACCACTTTGTGGACCAATTCTTAATTCGAAATTATAATCATCTGTAATTAATCCTTTTTCTTTATAATAATTTTTTAATTGAAAAAGAACATTCTTTTTTTGAGACTCAGGATCAGATACTTGACCAAAACTAATTAAAGAACGTACAATGTCTGGTGCTCCTTTATTTAACACTCCAGCGTTTGCCATTAATAGTTCAGTATCGCTACCAGTAGTTAAACCTGTATCTTCTATTATTTCTTGTCCTACTGCACCACCCTGTCCTGGATCAAGAATTCCTCTTCTTTCTAAGTATGGGGCTGGAGCAGTTGGAAGACCCTCATACGTTTTAAACTGATTACTAGCATTAACTAATCTTGTTTTTTCTGCATCTTTAAATAATTCGTCAAGTACGCTCATTATTCTATTCCTAATATCTCTTTGACTTTTTCTTTATCTTCAGCATTTAAACCGTTTATTAATTCCTTACTATCTGTTTTTAATTTTTCTATTGCTTCTATAATTTCTGGGGTTTGAGTTGGTAAACCACTTAAAGCAGAGATTTGTGAGCCTATATTTTTTATTTTATTTGCAACTGTAGAAATAGCATTAGTGCTACCTATAATAGTGTTTTGATCTCCACCAGCATTAGTATTATTATGCATTTGCTGATACTTATCAAAAGACTGATAACTTAGTCCATGATCAGTAAAATCTGTCTTACCTACAAATAATCGTTTATGTAAATTTGGAGAAACACCTTTCATTAAATTTTTAACCAATTTTATCGGATCATGAATATATTCACTTTCATTAACATCAGGATTTCTTTTCTTTTCCATAGCAAGTGTTTCATTTAAAGAAGACTGTATTGCAACACCAAGATTATTATTTGCTAAATTAATTGCTGCATTTACACCTTTCTTTAATCTATCAGGATTAGTAAAAAATGCATTTTCTGATAGATCTTCACCACCTAATGTTCTTAATGCAGCAGCAACGTCTTTATCAGTTAATTTTCCTGTTTCACGGCTACCTGCTAATGCATAAGCATAATCCATTACAGCAGACATTAAATTTTGATTTTGTCCTGCTGCTGTTTTAAGTGCTTTAAAAGTTTCTGCTGTACGACCACTATTAGTACCAATTAAATTATCAATATTTTGTGCTGAATAACGTGCTTGATCATCTCGAGATATCCCACTAAAATTCCTTATCTGAACACTAAGACCCTCTATTGCATTACCAAATCTTTGAAATAAACCAACTGCTTGTTCTCCTTGTGGTTTTGCAAGGTTCTGAAGAATTGCGTCACCAATATAAACAGCTCGAACAAAATTAAATTGTCTATTTTTTAAATCTTTAATTTGTTGTTCTTTTTTTAATCCTCCTAACCCATCTTTTCCTATTGGACCACTATAAAAACTACCGTCTGGTGCAAGATAACTACCCATTGATACTGTTGTAGTAAGCTTACTTATACGCCCCTCTGTTTCTGCAATTTCTCTATTTATAGTATTTAAATCTCTTCCTGCCTCACCCATTTGAACAGATTTCTTTTCTCTTTTTAATGTATTTAAATTATCTTGTTCTTTTCTTAAAGCAGTTCTATTATCTGGTTTAGTAACAGAAGTTAATTTTTCTAATCTATTTTCAAAAACTTGTAATTTTGCTTGATCTTCATCACTTAATGTACCACCTTTTGTTTTTAGTTTTGTTATTTCGTCTACTAAAATATGAAGTTCTGATTTTGGTTTAGTATCTTCTATTTTTAAATTAGGTGTTCCAGTAAATAATTCATTGGGTTTTAATTTATTCTTAAACCCTTGCATAGTATATGTTTTACTAGGATCATAGTTACCCCAACCTAATGTAGGATATAAATCTTTATACTGATTAAACTGAGCTTCTGTATTAAATTGTATATCGTTTGTTACTATATCTGCAGCTTTGATACCTGATGCTTCTATTCCATTTTCTTTAGCTAATGCATAAATATGTTCTGGTACTCTATCTAAAGGTATTCCTTTAAAATAATTTTGATTTTTTTGCATTGCTACAAACAGATCACTTCTTACATCTTTATCAAAAGTATTTACTGTTTTTGTAATCATCTCTCCGAAATTTTTCGCTTTTGCTTCATCAAGTTTATCTCTATCTAAAAGGATTTTAGCTAAATCCATTCCTAATTTAGTTGTATTTTTTACTTTATTTTCTTTATAAGTAGCATATTTAGTTGCCATTGCTTTTCTAGATTTTTCATCTTCTTTATAAAGATTAAAAGCTAATTTATTTAAAACAAGGTCTTCGCCACGTTGTTCTTTTTTCTTTGCTTTTGCAGCAACACCTCCTGCAGCAAATGCAGTACCTAATGTTTGTAAAGGTGTTTCTCCTGCCTTTGGTTGTTTTAATAAAGACGCACCTATTGCAAGTGCAGCATCAGCCCATGCAGGTGTTTTTTCTTCTTTCGCTACTCCAAAAAATTTATTTACTTCTGCTTTTGCATCTTCAGGAGTAGTTTTTTCATTTATAAGTTTTTGGTACATTTTATCAGCACCATCGTCTTCTGATAGTTTAGTTAATGCTCCCATTATTTTTGAAATATCTCCACTACCATCGTATAAACCTGTTAAATTAGAATCAACTTTTTCTTTATTATCTGTTGCTAAACTCGATACGTCAGGTTTAGTTTTTGTAAATAGACCTTCTGATATAACAGCCCCACCTATTTTTTTAGCGTCTTCTCGATTAACATCATTAAAAGAAGAATTACCTAAAACATTACGATCTATACTCATATTACTAGGTAGATTATTAACATTAGGCTTTACAAAATTATTAGCACTTAAACTCATATTAGTTGGTATGCTTGTAAGACCCCCACCTTGACTCATGAACCGTGATCCAGGTACTTTAAATAATGGATTTCTTATTCGATTTAAAATATCACTCATGATTTTACCAATGATTGAAACATATTATTTCCACTAAATATTCCAGTATTATTAGTATTATTTGAAAATGGTCTATAACCTAACTGTCCTGCTAATCCTAATCCAGTTGCTGCTACACCACCAATCTGAGAAAGTAATGATGGAGTAGGTGCTGTTGTTGCAGTTACTGTTTGGGAAGAACTAGGAACACCTCTTAATAGATCACTAAAGAATCCTAACCTTTGGAAAGGTTCATACTGTTGTTGTAAATCTGTTTGTCTTTGTGCATCAAGAGTTGCTTGAGCCATACCTTGTTTTAATGATCCTATACCTAATAGATTAGCTACGTCTTGTTGGTTTAATTGCTGTGTTAACGCACCTAAACCTGCCTGTTGACCTGCAAGCTGTCCCATTAAACTTTTTTCTCTTATTTGAGCATCAGCTAAATTTCTTGCTTGTTGTAAAGCTGATTCATATCCTGCTGCTCTTAACTGACCAGATTGTTGACCTATTCTATCAAGCGTATCTCCTGCAAGTAAAGCACTTGTAATACCTGCTCTTGAACCACCAAACGCACCTGAGCCAACAATATTTCCTGCGAGTTGATTTTGAGCCTGAGCCCCTTGTCTTAATAAATCTTTTTCTGTAGCTTTTATAACCTCCTCTGTATAAGGATTCATAAACTGAGAAATTTGATCTGCACTATAAGCTTCAGCTACTCCTGGTTTATCAAACTGAGTGCTAATAGTTGAAGTTGCTTCATCTAAAAAAGGCTGGAACTTACCAATACCTTCTGATGTCATCTTCATTGCATCTATTTGCTCTGGTGTAAAACCTGCTATTTGAATATCTGGTATATCTACTGGTATATCTGCAAGATCATAGCCTGAAGCTAATAGCTTACGAATATAATCCTCCATAAATGGAGCTTGTCGATTTATTACGGTTTGTTCAGTTGTTGCCATTATGCCATCCTCGCATTTTGATCAGCTCTTCTTTCAAAAGCTCTCATTATTCCTTCCATAACTTTTGCTCCTCGATCAGGATTGTTACCACCTGTAGGATCAGCACCTGCTACTGCTTTTCCTGTTTGAACAAATTCAGTGTTAGAAAGTAATGTTGGTATTTTATCGTCTCTTGGACCTCCTGGACCAGTGATGTACCCACCTGTATTTGCATTTAAAAACATTTTTCTTTGTAAAACATTATTTAATAATGCTTCATAATCTGGATTATAAAGTATATCTTCTTCTGTAGGACGTAATTTTGTTCTTTCTATATTTAAAAGAGAATCTTTTGGTGGTCGAACAAGTTCAGGAGGTACGTCTGGGTTTTCTCCTCTTGCTAAAGCAGCATAATAATTATCTACTATTTGTTGTTTTGATAAACCCTCTGCCTTTACCTCTGGTGGTTGAGCTAATTTTACGAGTTCTTCACCAAGTAAAGGACTTGCTCCTGCTACTAGAACTTGTGGTATCGTTGCACCTGCACCTGATAAAGCACCTGCTAATCCTGACGATAAAGTAGATGTTCCTGTTTGAAAAGCAGCAGGTGTAAACTGTTGTCCGATACCTGATACTGAACCTAATGTTGGAATCCCTTTTGTAGCTGGATTCGTAAATGCTGCCTCTAATTCAGGTGCAACATACTTTCCACCTACATAGGCAAGACCTGCATTTAGTAATGCTTGGTCTACTTTTTGACCTGCTGCTAACGATCCAAGACCAGAGCCTATTGCTCCTCCAATTCCTGGAGCAATAATATTACCAACGATTGCACCAATGGTAGGTAAAAACTTTTTTAGTCCTTTAAAGAAAAACTCTGGCTGTCCTGTTACAGGATTTCTAGAGTTTAATTCATTACCAACAATATAGCTTTCTGGGTTTTCAATACCTACAGCTTTCATTTGTTTAAATAAATTAGTTTTTAATTTTGGATTAGCATCTAAAACTTCTTTTGGTATTACTGTTTCGCCCTCTGAAGCGTGAACAATATAATTATCTTCGAAGCGACCTAAACTTGCTAATCCTGTAGCTACATTTTCTAGAGGTGCCATCATCATATCAACATACCTTATTTTTTATTTTTTTACAATTCATTTTATCGATCCTTTATATTACAGTAGCACTCGTTGTTATTCTTGTTTTAGCAAATTCTTGTATACTTGCAACAACAGATAATCTATCATCATGTGCTGCTTCAACTTTTAATATTTCATTTTCATTTAATACAAGATCATTTGTTAATAATTCTATGGTTGTGTTTGCACTAACAGCTTTTGCTTTAAATATAGGTAAAGTATCTATAAGAACATCAATCGTTGAATCACTTCCACTATCATTACAAACAAGAATAGAACTAACAACGGAAGCATTAAAATCTGCTGCTGATGGAACAGTATACAAATTTTGTGATCCACTGTTTGCACTAGTCAAATCTATTTTTGCACTTGTAAGATTTTGTAAATATTGTGGTATACCGTTTACAAGCATTATCTTTTCCCATCTGGTCGCATATCAACACGAGGTGTACCTAATCTATATTTTACACCACTACCTGTTGCATCTATTCTTATTGCAAAAGATCGTCCTCGCACACGATAATTTATTTTATCTGTAAATTGTTCTATTGGTGTCGTTGTGCTTCTTGATGCATCGTTTGACTCTGTTTGCAAAAAATTACCTCCAGCTGAGTTTTTTGCTTTTAATGTAAAGGACACATTTGGTGTTGGGTTGTCTGACCCATTAAAACTTATATCTGGTAGCATTTGTTTTATTGATACAAACTTATCTCCATCGCCCATATCCATAGGAGCAGACTCTATAAACGAGGTCATGGGAGACCCATCATCATCATTTGTTAATTCGTGATTATATAAATAAGCAGAACCTGATGCTATTGGAAATGTTCTTATTCCACGATCTATCCAAGCATCTCTAGTTAATGTCCCATAATACCAAACTTTTTCTGCATAATTATAAACAACATAACCATTAACTGCTTGACTATCTGTTTTCGGATAAAACCAAATAATTTCACTAAACTCAGAATTTACTCCGACATGGACTTTATCTCTTTCATCAAAATTAAAATCTAAAAATACTTTGTCTCTTACTGTACATGGTAATTGTTGCGTGTTTCCTGCATAAATATAAAACGTATCAACACCCATCCAAAACACAACATCGTCTACTGCTATAGCAGAAGCAGGACTCATAATTGTAATATTCTTAGATAATTCTTGAAGACCGAATGTAAACGGTGGACCAATAAATTTCATTGCGTGTAATGTCTTATTTGTAAAAACAAGAATTTGTTGTTTCGTTTCTACTGCTTGCATAAAAGTTGATCCACCACCAAGTCTTAAATCACCTGCAGTATTTGTTGCTGTAGGAAAAAAGTCAACTGGATTTTCTTGTGAACTAAAACGAATGAGCAATGGGTCTTGTACACCGTCTCCTTGTTTTGTTGCAGTCTGTGTTGCATTATCCTCTGTAGGTCTTTGACCAAAACCATCGCATCCAAAAACTATAACATGACGATCTTGGTCAGATACTAAAACTTGTTTTGCAATGGTTGGTACGCTAGTTTCTCCAGAATAAGTTGATGTATCGCTTAATTCTTTTGCACGAACACCAAAACCAGTTGATTTTTTCCAATAAAAAATAGCTCCATCACGTGGGTTTAAAATTAAATCTTCTCCAAAATTATCATGTGACCAAGTTCTTATTTGTGCTCCTGGTGTTCTAATAGCAGAGGGTTTTCCCCAACCTACAAAATCATCTGTCGCTGTGCCATTGCCTTTTGCTAAACGAACAAGCGTTCCATCTGCGTGAGAAGCAGCAACAGAAAAAGAGCTTGCATTTTGTGTAGAACTAGATGTACCCACTGGGTCAGTATTAGCATTCAAGCCAGTATGTCCACGAACAACGGTTAAATCATTAGTAGAAACACCAGTAACAAAAAGTAATTCTTTTTCAATTAATATTATGTCACCTGTGGCAATTTGATGTGTGGGATTTGAACTTGCTACCGTTAATGTAGTATCTGAATTAGTAAATGTACCACCTTCATTTATTGTTGTGGCTACTGCTCCATCGGTTGTACCACCCCATTGACCAGCACTCCAACCTGTACCACCAACAGTTGCGTCAAGACCTGTGTTTATTTGAAAGTTTAAAGTAACACTTCCTGAACTTTTTGCTGAACCAGTTGTAGCAGAACTTGCAGTAACACCAACACTTATTCTAAATTGATTAGAGCTAAGAACTTCAATTATTTGATGTTCTGCATTTAATACTGAAGCTGTTATACCACCAACAGCCGCATCTGCATTAGATATTGTAACAAAATCGTTAACATTTGCACCGTGTGCATTTACGTTTACAAGAACTGTTTGAAAAGTACTGTCAGTAGAATCAGATACTGTATTAGTTGTAAAACTTACACCAGTCGTAACTGGGTCACCTCTTAAAGGAGTGATATCATTATAGCTACCACCTTCTTCTATATAATACTTTAGATGAGTACCAAGTCCTAAATAATCAGAACCATCAAGAGCAACCCAGTTGTGTAGCCTTCTTGCTGAACCTAAATAAGTATTTTCATTATGCTTTATCCATCCACCAAACTTTTCTGGGAAGCCATTGCGAAACCTTACTTTATCACCATCGACATATCCTCCTTCGTTACTATAAGAAGTAACATCAGCTATAATTCCTGGTCTAAATTTTAAACTTGTATATGCCATTAAAAAGCCTTTACTGATCTAATTCCTGTGTGGTTAGTTACATCTACAGTTGTTGTAGAAGTTTCATTTAAGCCAAGAGACGATAAAGGAGCACCAGAATTATTCGTCTCTGGAAATGTTCCAGTGATATTAAATGAACCATCTTGTGAGTCTCTATTTACAACACCAGTTCCACCAGCACTTACAGAAGTGCTTGGATATGGGTCATCTCCAGATAGTGTTATTGTATGACTTGTATTATTTGTAAAAGTAAACTGTCTTCCAGTTGATGTTGTAAATACATCTACATTTTTTATTTGATTAAATGCTCCACGACCACCTATAATTGCCACCAAAGCTGCACCATTAATTTGGTTAACAAATATTTCAATATCAAAATCACCAGAGTTACCATTATTTACGCCAACTAAAGCATTGTCCCAAAACATATAACGATAACCGTTATATACATCATTTTCAGTTGGTCGCTTTGAAGTACCACCATCGAATGTGCTTGTACCTCCTGTGCCACCTGGAGTTGCTGGACCAGAAATACGACCACTAATCGGAGTTCCATCTTCCATAAAAGCATGAGTAAAAGACATACCAAAATCTGGACGATCTACATTGTCTAAATCATTTCCTCCAAATGTATCAGTCAAACTAGTAGAATAGTATGAATCATTTACCATTCGATTTTGATTACCATTAAGTTTTGGATGAAATACACTATTAACACCATCACCAAAAGTATTACCCCCACCTGGATTTCTATTTACATCTAATATCTGCTCTGTAAAAGTATGGTTCGTTGTAACACCCAATGTTGAATTACCAGCAGTAGCGATAGTTGTTGTTCCAGTATTAGCTGTATCAGTTACTTCACTTGTAAAAGTTCTCACCGTAGATTTAACTTCACCATTACCTTTAAGTTCTACTGGAACTCCAGACGGACAAGCTACGTTAAGAGGTGATCCAGCATCGTTAATTATGTTATTTCCATTTGTATCAATAATAACTTTTTTATGGTTAGCATTTTCTGTTAATGTTAACTGTCCAGAAATATTATCTGTAAGTTTAAATAATTGAACAGGTAATGCTATCTTACTACCTGCAGCAGTGGTCAAACTACCTGCTGAATTTATTTCAGTAAATCCTACATTTGATATTAAAGGTATAGACATTAATCACCTAAAATTTTACTGTTTCTGAAAAAGAAAAATTCGTACCATTAAATACTCCAATAGCAAAGTCTACACTATCTCCTAACGAAAGACCTGTTGAAACATCTGCTCCAGATAAAGCTGTAGTTCCATCACCAGCATTCCAGTTTATTGTTATTTTATTCGCTGAAGTTTTCTTATCAATCATAACATATTGACCAGCTACTAAATTATCAGTTTGTACATTTATTGTTTGAGTACCACTAGAAACTATAACCTGTTGATATACTGATGTTGCTGCACCTGCAATAACATCTAAAGCACCAGAAATTGTAGCAACAGATTTTACTTCAACTAAATTTTGGTTAAAGTATGTAGAAAATGTCTGCACTTTTGTTTGCTTCATAGTACCAGCATCATTTGTTACAATACCATCATTATCAGCTATAGCATCTGTTCCTACAGTAGTACTGCCATCAGTACTTGCATTAAGTTCTGCTACTGTAGAATTTAATTTTGCATCACCAAACGCAATTCCGTCTAACAAATCTACAACATTTGCGTTATTTGTTCCTCCTCCATCAGCGTAAACTAATCCTTTAGCTCCATTAGGAATTACTACTTCATTACCACCAGAAGTTCTTTGTATTATTGAAACATCTTGTCCACACTGATTATCAATAAAATAAAAAGCTTGCCTATCATCAGGTGTAACTTGTAATTTTGCTGCAGCACTTACTCCTCCTCCAGTAGTAAGTTTTAAAACTCTTGCGTGTCCATTTGAAGTTTTATCTCCATTAGTCATAGCTATAGCTTGAAAAGGACTTGTAGCACCTGTAACTGCAATAGTTTCTACACCACTTAAATTTTTACTTATAATTTCAAGATTATTATTAGTCGTTGTTCCCCAAGTACCTGATTGTTCCCCAACGCCTATTAATTCTATTCCATGTCCTGTTGTATATGAACTTGCCATTTTTACCTCATGCTATTATTTCTTCATACGTTGTTGTTCTTGACGGTGTAATTGGTTGATAGCTTTCATTTGCAGGAGGGTTTATTTCTATATACGTTGGTACGTTTATAGAACTACGTCTTCTTGCACTAACTATTTCACTGTCCTTACCCTTTACCTCTTCAAATAATAATTCACCAAAAGTTGATTTTATAAAACTAAACTCTTGATTTGATGTACCTACGCCTATTTTAGTACTATTTGATGTTTGTGTAAACTGTGTACTTTGCTCACTTGAACTTAATCTAATTCTTGCACCAACAGAAGTCTCTGTAAAATTAGAAGATACTTCTAAAGAAGAAACAGCTATTTTCGTGGGTTCTGTAGTTTGAGTGTTTCCAAAACTCATATCAGACACACCAGTAGCGATTTTTGTTGGATCAGTCGTTTTAGTAAAAATTGCACTTTGACTAGATGTTCCAGAAGCAATTTTTATACTACTTGTTGTCTGTGTTAAACTAAAATTTTGATCTGACGTAGCTAATCTAATTCTTGTAGGTGTTGAAGTTTGAGTAAAATTACTACTTATGTCAGAAATACCTACAAGTATTCCTACCCCAACAGATGCTTGTGAACCAGCTCCAGATATATCAGCACTACTAACTGCTATCTTTCCACCTGCTGATGTTTGAGTAAAATTAAAAGATTGGGTTACAGATCCAGTAACAAGCCCACCACCTAAAGAAGCAAATGCAGTTTCTGCAAAGGCGTTAAACCCTAACATTTAATTTATTCCATATATTTTTTGTTTTAGTGCTACAATGTTTCCATTTGTCCAAGCATATCTCATAGCAGTAACTTGTTTACTATGAACGTCAATTCCACTATGTCCATGAAACGCACCAAAATCATCAGCACTATCTGAAGTACCACCAAGTTCATGAAACATCATTGGAAACCCATTGTTATTACTAAAATTTACACAGTGGATGTAACCTCCAAATCTTTTCGTAGGGAGATTTGTTGTAACAAATTCCATATTATCAACATTATTAATATTTCTTCTTGTTCCGTTATCTATAATTTCATTACTTGTCATGTAAGGAGTAGATTGACCATCATCTAATGTACCATCCATTTTAAATTTAACATCCCAGTTTTCACCAGTAGAAGTTGAATCACCTTGAAATAAATCAACAATAATTACAAAATTATTATAATCATAATCCATTGTAAATTCATATGTAGTAGCATTTGGTGTTACATCTATAGTTGCTAATAATTTCATATTTTGCTGACCAGCCCCTATGAATTTTGCTAAGTCTGCTGCTTTACTCATGCTAAGTCTCCATGTATAGTAGTTCCAACATATGAAGTGTCAGCTGAAGCATTATTAGTAGGTCTTATATTATTTATTTCCACTGACCCTGCTGCTAAATCGTGATACATATGAACAGTATAAGAATCAGCTGTTCCTGCATGGTCATAGCCACTACCACTAACAACATAATCTGTACTGTTCATATCAGCATTTATATCTATTCGATAATCACCTGTATTATTATCAACAATTGCACTTATATTAAAACTATCTCTTACTCCTGTTAAATCTGCAGTGCCATCTACAACAGTGCCATCAAAATTTACCCATGCTTTAGCACTACCTTCTGCTACTGTACTCGTAGCAATACTGTTATTGCCATTCGCA